ATTTGTTACCGTAAAACTACAAAATAAATTCTATATTTGCAAACGCAAGTATTTGATAAATAGGTATTTAGAGATAATCGACTGTTTTACCTATGTTTTACCTAAGCCAAAGAAAAAACGTTGTAAGTTATTATAATCGGCATTTCGAAAATTCCACTTTAAAATAATCGGATTTCAACCTCCGACCTTGAAATATCGACAAAACCCCAAAATTTAAGGGACGTTTAAAACATACTTAAACGTCCCTTAAATTTGGATTACCAACGACCTCTATTTATAATTGTAGTAAATTGGGGTATTGTTGGCCTTATCCTTAGACGCCGCCCCCTCGAGCCTCCAGTTCGTTGATCTCGGTGCGGGCGGCCTCCCGTGCTTGCAGGACCTCGGGATAAGTCTCAGCCATCGACACTCCTGTTTCGAGGCACTTTACGACGCACCAGTCTGTCGTAGTGAGGTAGCCTTTCAGTTCTGCGATGCGCATTGTGTCGATTTCCTCCGGGGTCGGCCCGGCAGGTGTTCGCAACTGCGGCACGCCCGAGGCATCCTCGTAAATTTCCATGCCGGAGGCCTGCCCGTCGAGCAGTTCATGCCACCGTTCCTCGGTGATCTCCACGGCCCCGTCGATGGGGGCGTCATAAAATCCTTGCTTCCAGTATTTCATAGCTTATGTATTTATTTCCAGCGGCCGATTGCCAAATATTGAAAGGTACAACCCGAATTACCATATTCGGCTTGGCCATTCGATAGACGTTTGATGTACCGCGGGCGCATTATAAAATAGGATGCCGATACCGGGTCGGCCGCAGCTACTTCGACGGCCGCGTCTCCGAAGGCAGTAGGCGTGGTAATGATAGCGTAAGGTTTCGCGTAAAACGACGCCGGAAAATACACAGTAATAGAGGTTGTCTGATTGCTGCGGGTGCCCCATGCGAACATCATCCCGTCAGGAGCTTTATAATAGCCTTCTGCATTGAGTGATTTTAGCAGACTGACATTATCCAGATTGCTGTTCGCCTTTGCGTTCCACGTCGTCTTTTCGCTATAACTCGCAAACTGATATAGCGTATTGGTGGAAATATACGAAGCCGGAATCGCCGTTAAACTTATAAAGCTGCAAGCGGATGAAACAACCGCGGCAATCTCCTCATCTGTGCTTTCGAATATTCCGGCCGGAAACCCCGAATCATCCACCGAGCCGAAAGCGATAGCATTATTTTCTGCTACAAACCCGAAAACCCCAACGGTCGTGGTGCCCTCTATGTACCATACCATACATTGCAGCCCTCCGAAGCGCACCATGCGGACCTTGCCGATAGCCGTTGCCGCAATGACCTTTTGAAGCACATCGGTAATCGGGGCACTCGTTCCTAAAAAATCCGCCACAGAATCAGCCCCAGCAACGGGAGTCATTTTCGGCAGATCACCGCCCGCATCGTATGCGAGATCATTCCATTTACTTATCCCGTCGCCGACTTTGCTTTTGCGAGTATCTTTTTCATGGCCGAACTCCCCATCCCGAAGGATGGGGTTCTCGCTCGCCCATTGCGCCGCCGTTTTATTCTTGGCCCGGAATATTCCGTTCAGTTCGATCACGCCCATCACTTAACGCCGTTTCCGTTGAAAATGAAAGTATTCGATTCCATGAACGCCTTTACACGTGCCTCGGTAAAGTAGAGGTTCGTGCCTTCCTTCAGGTCGCTGGTGCTTTTGGCGGCAAAGGCCGTGTTGAAGCGGGACGCGGTCCAGTAGAGATTCGTGCTGCCCTCGTTGATATTGTCTGTCGTGAGGACGATCACGCCGGTCTTGCCGTTCACAGACAAGACATCGCACCCGGGCGTCAGCCACAGCTTCCAGTTTGCCAACACTTTCGGGTCGGTTCCTGCGAGAATGTAGGTCTTCGATTCATCCGTTCGCAGGCAGACATCGCCCTGCTGTGCGGTCAACGCCAGCATTTCAGCCTGCGATGCAGCCTCTTTCACATCCGTAATGACGAGCTGCGGCATGATCGACGTGTCGAGTTTCCCGTCGGCCCCGACGATGGGCACATTTCCTGCGGCGTTCCCGGCGTTTTTGAGCGCCGCAGTCCCCAACTGAAGCAGGGCGCGGGCATCTGCCGTCGACATCTGCGAGACCGCCGTAATCCGGCCTGTCTTGTCTACGGTCAGCGTCGGCATCCCCTGCACGGTCGTCGGTGCCGAAAGAATCTCTTTGAGCTTGGCCGCGACGATTGCGTCGGCGGAGCCGTTGAACGATGCCTCGCCCGCCACGTCGCCCGTCACTTTGATCTTTCGCGCCGTCGCCAGTTCATCGGCTTTCAGGGCGTGGTCTACTTTGCCCGCTGCCGCTCCGCCGTTCTTGGCAAAGATACTCTTGGCCATGTAGTCGTCGAGCATCGCCTGAATCGTCTCATCGTTCGGAACGGCTATCCATGTGGCCACATTCGCGGCCAGGGCTTTCAGCCAGTAGAGTTTCGACGCTGCGGTGTCGAGCCACAACTGACCGAGGCGGTACTGACTGTCGTTGGATGTCGGAGCCCGGTTCGTCGATACGGGAATGCTGTCCGCATAAGGCGTGCTGTTCCATGCAGCCCCGGTCCCGAACTTGAACTTGTCGGTGTCGGTTTCGAAACCCATTTCGCCTTCATACAGCACGGGATTCGTTTCCGTCCATTGGGCAGCTGTGTAGTGTCTTTTCTGAATGATCGCGTCTACTACGATCGGTGTCTTGTCTGCCATGATTGTATGTTATTTGGTTTTGTTCGTTACCCCGTTTCCGTTCAGAATCAGGATGTCGTCCTTCTTCAGTACCTCGCCGTCCAGTTTCTCGATCAATCGCCGGAGGGCTGCGGCCTGCCGCTGGGAAACGGGCAGCGCCCCGGCCTTCTCGTCGAGGTCTGCAATGCTGTCCTGCACGGCATCCTTCGTCAGCAGTGAGGTCAGCACCTTACTACGGAGTTCCTGAATGTTCCCCGTCTGTTTGCTGATCGCATACTGCACCTGCGCAATCTCGGCAATGCCGCCTTCGGCCTGCCCTTCGAGTGATGCCGAGGTGAACAGGTACGCTTGCCCGACATCCCGGACGCGGATCATGGTCTGCAGCGGCTCATCATCATCGACACGGATGTAGAGGATCACGGGATGCCCTGCGGACAGGTCCGTCGCGGCCTGCAGGGCTACGGGCTGGTAATCTTTCGACAAGTTGACCAAGTAGGTCCGCGCCGAATCGGCCAGATGTTTGTTGAACTGATCCTCGGTACCAGAATAGCCGCCGTCGACAGCTGACTGGTAGGCGCTTTTGCCGTCAAGACCGAAGCGCAGGGCATGTGATCCGTACTGGCCGACATTGACGGCGTCCAACAGGATGGTATGTTCTACGTTTATAGGTATGTTATTCATGGCTATATCCGGCGGTTTTGGTATCGGTTATAATCATTATTCTGTCGGTCAGCGTCCGGGTTCGCTCGCCGATGGTATAGGTCGTTTCGAGCGTTACAATACCCGCATCGAGTTTCCGGGTTTCCGAGGATGGGATATTGAACACCGCCCGGTCTGCTCCTTTGACGATCGGCAGTCCGCGGCCCTGGGTCGAGCCGTAAATCCTTGGCCCGTTCCCGGTCGTGTAAACCAGCATGTCGATCTCCACCTCGTCGAGAGAAACCCCCGTCGGGCATACGGCGATCCCTATGCTGTCGCCTTTGGCGTATGTCGGTAATTTCGGTATCATTTTTCAGGTCGTTTAAACAGGTATTTCACCCAGGCAAACCATTTGCGGCGCTTCAGATATGTCTGATCGGCCTGGTTATCGTAACATTCCCGCTCGAGGGCTATATCTCGGTATGCCGTGTCATATGGCGGCAGTACCCATTCGAGGGCCCAAAGCATGCAATAGAGGATTATGTGGTAGCAGATCGGCACCGTGCAGAGCCACCACCAGGATAGTCCGCAGACAGGAATTAGCACCAGGAGGACCGCTGCATAAAGGACCAGCCACTCGATTTGCTGTCGCGTGTGGATGGCCTCATGGCTCTGCTCTTCGATCGACAGCAGACGCTTCACGAACACCAGACCGAAGAAATTGATCGCAGCAAAGGTCCCGAAAGGAATGTATTTGTTGAGTATGATTTTCATAACACTCTATTTAACAGTTTTATTCCAACCTCCGGCCTGCGTATCATCCGCACGTTGTGATCCTGAGCCACCTACGGATGCACTATATCCCGCATTATTTGCTGTACAGTACGATACATAATAACAGCCGTCAAATCCGTATGTTTTCGCCTGCGAGGATAATGCTTTGCAATTCATTACGTTTTTGCATCCATAGAACACAGATGTCAGGTTTGTCGCCTCTGAATTTTCGTCTATTTCCCCTTGACAATTCGCTAAATTTTCGCAGTTGTAAAATGCGTTCTTCACATAATTGCCGTTACCTTTTACGAAGGCATAACACCCATTCAGAAATGTGCAGATCGCAAATCCAATAGCAGAAATTTTTTCCGAGACACTTTCCACTGTTGCCCGGCAATTTGAAAACCTGTCACACTCTCTAAACCCATTTACATAGCGGTTGGTGGAGCTTACGACGAGTGATTGCAGCTTTACATCAGCGGCACAATAGTCCAGGTTCTTGCATTGGTAAAATCCATACACATACAGCTGTGTCGCTTCGCCTCTCCAATTCATACTGATCGAGGCCTTGCAGTTACGCAGTCCATCGCAATCTTTATAGCCGAATATAGCCTTGTTTTTATCGGGCGATTGGTCGCTGACAGCAACACATCCTTCCATGTCGTTGAACTTGCGGAAAACCGCGACATACTGCGTGATCCCGGAGGCTTTGACCTCCGCTGAGACATTGATCAGCCGGGTCTTTGCAGTGGCATCCATTGCATATAATGCTGACAGGGGATTAGGATCGTTCCCATACCCGGATGATAGGGTCACTACGATCCGGCTCCCTGCTTCTCCTGTTATTGCCCGACAGTTCGGGTGGATGCCGATCTCCGATGTTGCATACCATGTCCCGGTCTTGATCAGGACATTGGTCGCATTTGCATTGTTGTGGAGGTCTTGTAGCTTTTCATTGCTGTCAACGACATAATCATAGTAGGCCGTCCCCTGAACCCGCTTTTTATCTTCATCGGTATAGTCATTGGTCGATAACCCTTTACCGGGTACTTTGTCAACTTTACCTTTCCAGCTCTCGCGCTCGTTGTCTGTAATGAACCGATGCGTAGCATCCTGGATCGCGTCGATGAACCGCACACCCCCGGCCTGGTTGATCTGCACGTAGCTGCCCGCAGGTTTTACGGTGGTCGCCACGGCCTTGTAGATATGGGCAATGGGCTTGACGTTGCCGTCGTTGTAGACATCCGTTTCGGTCTCATAGCCCAGTGTGAGGTAGACGGGCAGGGCTGTCGCAGTGATCCCGGCAAAGGGTACGACGACCTTGACCGTCGCATTGTTGGCCCCGGCCCCTTCGAGCACGACCAGGCCGGGCGCTATGTCGTACCTGCTGCCGTTTGCCTTCACCTCGCATCCGGAAAGGACAAAAGCCCCGTACTGGGAGAAGAAACCGTCGATCACCTTCAGCGGCTCCTCCTGGAGTGATACGAACGCATCGCCGTACCAGTTACGGACGCCGAGGACTTGTGTTTGTCTTTTCATTTTTGGTCTATTTTATACGTTGTTAAAGCGGCCCTGTATTTCTCGATGTCGGCCCGGACCTGCTCGGCGTCGACACCTGCCGGAATATGGACGATGAAGTCCACGTCCCCGAACTGTTCGCGGTTCTCGCCTCGGAGCGATACGACCGCCGGAGTACCTTCGGCCTTGTTCAGTCCCACGGGGACCGCTACGCCTACGCCCTCGGAGCGTAGCCCGACAGCAAAACCCGCTTCCCGGTAGGATTCGATCGTGATGTCCGCCGCTCCGTATTTGTTGCGTAGGAACTGCTCGAGCACCCCTTTCTGATTGGTCACGTTGAGCAGCTTCCGGGTTTCGTCGCGCCACAGACTGAAGGAGGTGAACAGGTCCGCCAGGGGTTTTGCAAAAGCCCACATAATCCGCAAGCGGACGGGTTGGCGCTTGTGCTCCGGCAGCAGTTGCCGCGTCAGGTTCCGAAAGTCTATCTTATAGTTCCTCATAGCGATTTGGTAGATGTCAGGGTCAGCGTATTTCCCTCGGCTGCGTACTCGAAATACCCTGCGGCCAGTTCGACCAACACATCGACGGGCGCGAAGTCCGCCCCGGCGCTGGTCTTATGCTCGAGCCTTACAACCTTGACCGTCACGACGCCTTCGGCGTGCATAACGGCGTCCACGAGCCGCTGGGCATAAAATACGGCATCGAAGGACAGCGAGGTCTTGAACGCCTCGAGGGCCTGTTCGACCTTCTCACGCACGACGCTCGAGGGGACCGCCGGATCATAGTACACCTCCAGGTTGTAGCGAATCGTGTCGGCTGTCGTGCTTACGATCGTCGTAGGAATACCCGTCGTGTGGATCGTGTCGATGTAGTCGGCCAGGTTGCGGCGTTCGCTGTCGTCCAGGGGGATTATTCGGCCCTCTTTATCGGTCTTGGCCACCCGTATCGAGATCATTTTATAAGCCTCGTTCACGGCCACGACCTTCACGATCCGGCTGTCGGGATCGTCCTGTTCGTAGTAGAACTGCGCCGTGTTCTTGTCGAATACCAGCGTGTGCCCGTTCTGAAAGCGGTAGCACATTTCCGCATACCACAATTTGGTGCCCGGAGTGATCTTGGTCGTCAGTTCGTCGACCTCCTGACGGAACAGATCGAGAACTATTTCAAAGGCATGGATCGCCGCTGCGACCACATAGGTCCACAGCCGCCACTCGGCGACCTTCGAGGTCGAGAGCTTCGGGAAATAGGTCTGCAGGTCGGTGATGATCGACTGCTGTATGTCGTTAATCGTTCTCGCCATATCGGTAGGTTGTTATGTCGTTTTCCAACTCTTTGAGCGTGTTCTTGCGCATCAGGCCGCTTTCGTCGTCGATGCGCAGCTGTGTTCCCGGTGCGACGGCCACGTCCAGGTAAAACCCCGTTTCGCCGATGCTGTCGATCCCCAGCTGGACGAGGGCTTCTGGATCGTTGGTGATCTGCGGATTCAGGACGAGGATTTCACCCACGGCCTCGCAGGTTCCATACTGCTCGAGGGCTATGTCGTAGACCGTCTGCCGGGCCTTAACTGTTGCTGTCGTCATACTCTGCGCTTATTGTCAGTGTTCCGTCCGTATCGTAGTCTATGGCATCGACGCGCATTCCGTCGCGCTCGCACTGCTTGCGCACGGTTCGGAGGAAGTCCGCCGGATCGGTGTCGTGCAGGAACGATACGCAGTCGACGCCGATGGTGGGCGCCTCCTTGAAATCGCCCTGGCTTGCCAGCAGCAGGTCCCGCTTGTGCTGCTCCGTCGCCTCGGTCCGGATCAGATCGTCGGACAGCTCCACGTCCCCCGTCGATGTCTGTAAAATGTCGATCATCGTATCAGTGCGTTACGTTGGTGTCCTCATAATCCCCGCGCTGGACCTTGTCGTGCTTCGATGCCGGGGCGGGAACCTCTACGGGCTTGGGATTGTTCTGCGCCGATGCGGTCCCGGTCACGGCCACCGTTCCCGAGGGAATGCTGTGCGTGTGCGTGTTGAAGGCCTCGATCAGGTCGTTGATCTTACGGGTGAGCGGTTCGATGTTGATCAATCCGCCCAGCTCGCCGCCGTTCAGAACGATCTTCGGGGCCGAGGCCTCGATCCGTTCCCCGTCGCAGGTCATGGTCACCTTGTCCCCGAGGGTGAAGATCACCTTGTCGATCTCGGAGAACAACGCCACATACAGGCGGTCACTCGCGTCGATCCGGGCGACGATCACCGTGCTGTCCTTCTTGGGAATCAGAACCCGCCCGCGCAGCTCCTCCTTCTCGACGGAGTACAGCAGCACCCCTTCGTAGACAATGCCGCCGATCTGCACGTCGCACGTCCGCGCCTTCTCGTCGACGCTTTTGACCGTGCCGTACATGGCCGCCTTTGCCGCATTGCGCAGCCGCTCCGATAACATCATGCGGACCTCGCGTATCTCTTTCTCACTGCTCATATTTTTATCCCTATTTCCACGGTCCGGCGCGCTCCGCCCGTTCCGTAGGTTGTTTCTGTTCCTTCGATGTAATACCGCCCGTCTCGCTCATGGTAGACCTCGTCCTCGATCTCGGCCACCATGCACGGGGCGGCATAGGGCTGCAGGAAGGTGGTGATCTTGCCCGCATAGCCGTCGTAGCTGTATCGCTTCAGCTCTGCCGCCGCCAGGGCTGCCAGCTCCTTCTGATCCTTCACGTCGTAGAAGTACAGTTTCTTCTCCGTTCCGTCCTTCGGCCCTATCTCACCCTCGACCTTCGTTCCGTCCTTGTAGATGCACACGGCCTTGATCTTCAGCTTCACGTCTTCGGCCCGCTGATATTTCAGGTCGTCGTCCTTCACCACGTTGTAGCGCAGGCGGTATTTCACGGCATCGCCGACGACCTTGTAGGGCTCGCAGGCATAGACCCGTCCCTCAAGGTCGAACCATACTGCCAGGCCGTACTTGGTCTGCAACTGCCCCAGGACCCACGCCACGGGCTTATTGTCCGCGGGGAACGCCTCGAGCGTCAGCGTCGCGGCATATCCCACCTGCAGGCCGCAGGCTTTCAAAACAGCAGCGAGCGTGGTCTTTCCCTGAATCGTGACATTCCGGCGGCGGGTTGTGTAGAACTCGTCCTCGCAAACGATCTCGAGGGGCGTCTGCAAGTTCAGCTGCTTCACATAACCCCGAAATTCGGTGTACAGGCGTCCGTCATACCCGAGCTGGATTTCCACCGGATCGCCCGCCTTGATCACCTGTGCGGTCTCGACATAGGCCGGATGGGTCCCAGTCTGCCGGAGTACCGCCGTCACCGGAACCTTCACCGAAGCCGTGGCCCCGATCGTATGGATCGAGCGCTTGATCTTGATGTCATGCACTCCGCCGAAATGCTTGTTTCCGATGGTTATTTTACTACACGGTAAATACATGGCTATTGTAGGATCAGTTCAAAAGGTGAATCCGTTTCGCACTCGATCGTCACCGCCTGGCCGTCCTCCACACCGGGCGTCGGCGGGTACTGAATGTCCGTGATCACGACCCGGTCGCCCTCGTCGAGCAGCAGGTCTGTAAGCACGGAGATCAGTTCGACCGATTCGTTAATGTTGTAAAGCTCCTTCATGCGCGTGATCTGCGCCTCGGGATAACTGCCGTCGGTGGAGCGGATGAAGGCCGCGATGGAGATTTTATAGTCCCCGATGCTGATCAGCTCCTTGACCGACCCGCGGCGGCCCACCAGGGGCGTGCGCACGATGTTCTTGGTTCCGGTAATGCTGATCACAGCGTTCTCCAGCTCGAGGGTGTGATCCTCGCCCCGTATGTCCTGATGTCTGATGAATACGGGCATGAAGTACCACCTGCCCAGGGCGTCCTTCTTGTACAGGCGCGTACCTTTCACGAGCTCCTGTTGCGGAGCTGGAGAGGTCGGGATGTCGAAGTTGTCCCCGGTGTAGCTGCTGGCCGGACGATTCGGGAAAAAGGCTCCCGGATAAGGCAGACCCTTATAGCCGATGATCGACTGCAGCAGGTGCTCGATGTTATACTTATGCTTCATATTCGTCCAAGACTTTTTTCAGTACGGCAGTGACTTCCTCCTCGATCTGATTGTAGCCCTTGCCGTCAGCGTTGGCGATGTGTATCTCGATCGTGTCGCAGAATTTGCTCATCGTGACACCTCCGCGGCGCTGACTGTTGTATGCCAGTTCCGTCGGTGTCGGCTGGGGCGTTCCCCCGGACTGCGGGAGCGTAGTAGCCGCCACCGTGAGAGGCATGGCCAACGATGCCGCCGCGGTCGCCAGGGACGGAACCCGCACCGCCGAAAGCCGCGAGGCAATGGCCGTGTAGGCCGCCGATCCTTTCATGTCGGGGATGATCTTGTTCAGATCGAGCACCGTCTTGCTCCCGGACTCGGTCCCCGTCTTGGAGAAGTCGATGTTTACCTTTTGCTTCGTGCGGGGCGTCTTCGTGCCGTCCGGGGTTTCAGAAGCCGCAATCAACGGACTGCCGGCATTGGCTGCGCCATTCTTGCCGTCTTTCCAGGAGAGTTCCCAGGAGAGGGAGTTCCCGGCGTCCTGGGCGAGGTTCTTCAGGTTCTTGGCCCCGTCGACGATGGCTTTCTTGCGG